AATTGGCGTGGTTGCGTCGCTTGTTGGACACTTTGAAGTATAGCAGCACTGCGTTGGCGCAGGATTTCTACTGAAGCGTCTACTTCTGAAATGCTATTTCCAGAGACAAGATCAATTAATTCTGGAATGATGTTATCTTGTTCTTCATGAAGTTTGCGTTGACGGTAGGTCTCTAATTCGCGCAATTCACGCTCTTTATCAAGCAACGCTTGTTGTGCTGAACGGTCTTCTTCAATTGCTGAAAACCTAGCCTGCCATTCAGCATCAATGTTCTTGATCTTGGTGTTGAACTCATCTTCGGTTTTGGACAACAACTGCTTGGATGTAAGTTCTTCAAACTCTCGTTGCTTGCGAGTTTCTTCTTCTTTGCGTGCCGTTTCTCCAGCTTGTTTAATAGCCGTTTCACGGTCTGAGGAAAGGAGTTTAAGTTGCTCTTCCATTGACTTTGCTCTTGCATCGGATTCTTCAAGACGCTTGTACATCTTATCTTTTTCTTGTTTACGGATGTTCTCCACATCTGCTTCAGAAAAGATTTTACCCGTTGGAATATTTTGATTACCTGGGGCTACTTGTTGAACCGCATCATTAAATGCATCAACTGCCAGTGCAGGGATGGTTACTTCGTCTGTCTCTCGCTTTGCCATAATTTTCTCCTATGTGTTGTTTAGCGAATATTTACGTGTGTAGTTTACGAGTTATTTGTCTTCGTCTGGAACGCGACGCTGTGCAAATCTTGCGCCGTATGCCCGACTAGTCATTTTATTAATTAAATCTTCCTCAATTGGTGGAATACCACCAACACCTGGAAGCGGTCCACCCGTTCCCGAATTTCCCGCACTAGATACATTAGCACCTCCAGCGGATGTCGTTTGCATGCCAGACGTATCAGGCAATAGGCCTGTAGCAAGCATTACGGCTTGCCCTATTTGCGCACGCACCATATCAAGTGCACCTTGGTCAATTGCGTCGTCCATAAGTTCATCAAATATTTCAATCATCTTCTCGTTCGGGAATTCTTCACCAAGAGAACGAAGTGCACCTTTCTTGGATTCAATGCCTAACGCCATCTTTGCTTGTGCTTCATTGAGCTTAATTAATGCATCAACAGGCAATGGCTCAGGCCAATGGATTGTCGTTTTATAAGTGTTTGGGTCCATTGGGTCTAGTTGTGTTAACTGATCCGCTTCTGGCATCGCTGATTCTCCTGGGTTGTACACCAAAAGTTCTGGCAAGAAAACAGCCGCCGTTCTAATAACAATTTCGTTTAGTTTTTCCAAACCATTTGTAAAGTGAACTTTCTTCATTTGGTAACGGTTCATCAAAGGCTGGTATTGAATCGCCAAAGCAACACCAGAAGTATTGGAGACAGGTTGAAACTGTCCTAGTGCTGTTTCAGGTACACCTGTAATTTCGTGCATTGCTCGTTTAATAAGTTGAATGTATTCAAGTGCTCCAGCCATTTCGCCGCGAGATTCAAGGTTAAATACTTGCGCATCTTTAGGTAGCCCAGCCCAAACTTTTTTAGGTCCTCGTTCTAACTGACTTGCTTTTGCTCCAGTAATAATAGTTACAGGTGCGGCGTGGTAGTTAATGATGTCTGAAACTTCTGTCATCTTTTCGTTTAACTCACGATTAAGTTGAATGACATCCCAAATATCTGATTGACCCCAAGGTGAAGATGTAATAGTTACGTTTGGAATGTGGACGATAGGAACTGTTCCAATTGGGTTTGGATACGAATCAATAAGTTCATCGTTTACATATTGTTGCACTAGTTCGTCAGTAAGAATTTCTGTAAAGGTGTAAACCTGACGAGTACCTTCTGGAGAAGTTCCCCAAAAACGATACTTAAGTTTAAATCGTAACAAACGCTCACGATCATGTGGGTGGTATTCAGGAAAACAGTGGGCTGGGTTAAGTGGCAAAATACGAACACGCCCTGGACGAACAACACCAGCACCGTCTGCGTAAGGTTCATCATACGCAACTTTTACAAAACAGTCTCCAGTAACACTTGCGAGTTGACCCATTTGCCAAAGCAAATAATGTTTGTTGTTGTGGTTATCCCAAACCTCATGAAGAAGTCGTGGAATGATTGCTTGGTTTGCTTCAGGAACTTTAAATTGAATTCCTTTTCCAAAACAAAAGTTAGTAATAAAGTCCGACATTGTTCGGACATAGTTCATTGTAATGTTATTGTCCCCCATCTCACGACGGTAAGACCAGTGGTGTCCTAGATACCAAGCCCACGCAGCAGAGTAACGGTTCAGGCGTGGACCATGAACCTCAAACTCTTCGTCGGCAAGTTCAACCAGACCTAAAGGGCTGATTGCAACTGTTAAGTCGCTAGATGCAGCCCTGTAGGACGGAGACCAAAAATCAATGGGCATTTAAAACCTCTTTATGAAAGTAATAAGATATTACTTCTTTTTCTTAGCAGCTGGTTTTGCTGGGGCTGCAGCTACGGCTTTTGTAGCCAATTCAATCAACATTGTTGTGTTTTTGTTGCCAATCTTGGTTGAAACAAAAGACAAAACAAGGGCTGCTACTGGAACGCAGGCTGCGATTACTTCGGCTGACAAGTCGTATTTTGCACCAGCGTATGTCAGTAAGCCTAACAAGGCTCCTTTGGCTGTTGCGTCTACATGTGCTGTCTTCATGGTATTACTCCTTTTGTTGGTTTGTTAATTATACAGGTTTACGCGATTTGTTGTGTACTTCATATTCTTGCACAAAGGTGTGGTAGGGCGCACCTGTGTATGGGTCAAACTTAGCAGAGATAGCAATAGCCTTTATAGCGCTGGCTTTTGCCTGCGGGATAGTTTGTTTCTTGTTGTGAACTAGAGATTGCAATGCCCCAAGAGCATAGGAAGAGCCAGTACCAATTGCGTATAATCCATTAAAGTCTGAGTACCACGAGTAATCGCCGTCAATTAGGTACAGGGTTCCGTTGATGGACAGCAAGATAGTAGAGCCTTGTTCTGCAATGTGTTCTTTATCGTCCCTATCAGGAACTGAGTACCCATGAGTATCAAAGCATTCTCGTAAAGCCGGAATAAACTTGCTGGTAATAAACTGATCTAATTTTTTACCCTTAGTGTTAGGCGTTGGAGTTGGGGGTTGAAACACATGTTGAAGTATATTAATTGCTCTAAGGTCGCCAGCAGTTGCCAATAAGTATTTTCCGTTTACTGCAACTTTACCAGAACCCTCACGAAGAGTTCCTATTTGAGAAATAGTTCCGTCAGCATAAGAATCACTAATACGGGAGTCGGCGCATATAATTGCAAAGCCGTCACCCTGCACAGCAATAATTGTTGTCATGTGCTTTACGCAGTATATTCTTTTCCGTGGTACATAGCCCAACCATCGTAAATTTGCATTACTTCATAGGCAAACTTATGCTCACCTGTATCTTCGTATGTAACAACACCTAAACCCTGTTGCCAGTTTTCATAACGAGTGAGTGGGCGACCATCTAAGTCTACGCCACCACGAGTTGAGGGTATAGCGCCATCAATACGAGCAAGGCAACCAGGTGAAGCAGCCATGATGGTACGAGGACCATCAAAGTCTTCTCTAGTCTTAAACGCAGTTTCAATGCGGTGAATGTGCCCATAAATTACACTTGTTTTCTCATTGTTTAAATAAATGTGAGCAGTAGATCCTGATGATTTAACTCTGTCTCCGTGTATAACTCTTAACTTTTCATTTATCCAAAAATCAGAAGCAGGATACCCTGGGCGGTACTCAACACCAAACTCGTTCATTCGGCACAAATAAGGAACACTTAATACGGGCCAAGATTCTGGTACGTTTCCCCTACGCAATCCATAGGCAGCCCCAGCGTTGACTAGTAGGTACTTAGGCATTCGTTCTTCATGATTTCCAGCCAACCAAACTATTTGTGCATTAGGAGCAGCATTTCTCATCTCCGCACAGAAAGAAGTTGCTCTGTCAATAGATGCTTGGGTTGTCTGTGCGTATGCTGGATAAGTAAGGTACTTTCCCATCTCTGGTAAATCCAAGTTGTCGCCAACGCAAACAATAACATCTGGTTTTACTGTTTTAATTATTGCTAAAGAAACAGCAATTGCTTTTTCGTCATGTGTTGGTTCTAGTTCACCAGACCTGCCACGATAAAACCCAATCTGAATGTCTGGGACAATTACACATGTTTTAAATCCAGATGTTGGC